CATCTTCATCTTCAAATTGACTTCTATTTACAGGGTCGTTATTTCCTGTCCATTTCTTATAGAAGAGGTTAAATGAAGTGCATAGTAATTCTTCAGGAAAGTCAGTCTTGAAAATCTTACTAGTCCAATCCTTCAACGTGTATTTGAAAAAATACCAGATGCCACTACGTTCACGAATCTGGATGCGCTCCCAAGCGTCTATACGCTTAGCTGTCATGTTGTCCTCCTCCTGTTCAGATTGTAACACAAAGCTCACTAAATATAGTCGTGGACCTCCACAATACACCAATAACCCATTGAGACTCTCATGGACTACAAAGAAATAAAGAAGCTGCAGAAACTAGTAAGGAAACACTATGCGGCCTATTCAGTTGGACTAAATTCAGATGTTGAAAATACATATCCGATTAGGTCCGAAAGATTCCAAGCATTCGACATAGGCAGATTAGAGCGTGTTCGTAAGCTGGAAAGAAAGAAAGGGTAGTTATGAGAGACAAAAGCACTTACGCTAAAAAGAAGCGTAAGAAGGCAGAAGAATCTGAGAATCATTCGGTATCCTCAGAGGTTTACCTGTATTTGCCTGAAAACTATAGGTCAAAAGTATTAACTCAATCTACACTAGCTAGATTAATGGAAATTGTTTCATTTACAGTATATGAAGAGAATAAGAACGTAACTAGATTCGTCTCTAGCGTTGGTAAAACGGATAAATTGCGCTCCATGGTAAATGTGCTAGAACAGGTATACCGAATTCTTACTGAATATGATTATGATGATGAGATAAGTGATGTGGAATTGGAAGATCTCATTAGCGAATATTTCAAAAATACCAATGATTCCGAATATAAGTGGAATAAGGAAGCGATTTATCAGGACGCCCGAGGAAGATATTTTACCCCTCGCACAGAAAATCAAAAGATACTGGTAGAATCTATCAGAAAAAACATAGTGACTATTGTAGAAGGAGCGGCAGGTACTGGCAAATCTAGAATTGCTCTGATAATGGCCCTGAATATGCTTGGAGATAATAGAATAAACAAGATCATTGTGATTAGACCGCTCGTTGCAGTAGGCGGAGATATTGGTTATTTGCCGGGGGGAGTTGATGAGAAAATAGACCCTTACCAGAGTCCAATCTCAGAAGCCCTTATTGAATTGATAGGTAAAGACACATATGATGAATACATAGAGAATGAGAGAATTATATTGTATCCTGCCGCTTTTGCGAGAGGTTGCAATATCTCTGATGCATTTGTCATAGTAGATGAAGCCCAAAACTTTGATGAAGTGACTCTCTTGACTCTTTTGACTAGAATTTGTGGAAATACTAAAATGGTATTGACAGGTGACTCGTCACAGGATGATAGAAAAAACAAACATCGAGAAGAATCTGGTCTATCTACAATTAAAAAGAAGCTAAAAGGTGAAGATGGGCAGGGCATTGAAAACGTCGCAATTGTTGAAATGGGATTTGATGATGTTCAGCGAAGTAGAATAGTCAAAGATATTCTGATAGCCTTCGATGTTTAATCACAAGCCCCCTCAAAAGAGGGGGTTTCTTTTTGACAATAAATACAAACATGGCACATGAAATACATTTGAACTCTCAAGAAAATAATTGGAATGAGATGGATAAGAAGCTAATTAAGGCTTTTGCGGAATATCTGTTTAAGGTACTTGTTGTGAAATTTCCTGTTAAGATTGAGCTTAAACAATCATATGAAGATGGAAATGTAGCCGTTTCGACTGATCTCCGACTCGCTTATGTCTTACCTGAAGAAAGATCCATTATAATTTACTGCAAGAATAGGGGTCTTCTTGATATTTTACGATCAATTGCGCATGAAGTCATACACATGGAGCAACAAGATAAGGGTTTACTAGATAATGTTAAAATATCATTCTATCTACCCGACGAAAATGCTGAGGGATATGGCTTGGAATACGAGGCGTATGGTAAATCTGGAATCATCGTCCGAAACTTTAGAGCGATTCTCGATAAAATGTCAAAACAGTGAGGACCTATGAAGGTATTTGAAGCCTGTTTGACTAATTACTGTAACTTCAAATGCAGTTATTGTATTTCAGACTCAAAAAGAGGATCTGATAAATTCTCAGAACCGCTCAAATTAGACGATTCAGGTAATTTACTACTACATGATAAGGAATTATCACAGGAAGAAGTCAATAAACGGGCTGTTATTCTGCAGGAACAAGGTCAATTAGCATTGGATGAGTATGTATCAAATGAACATAAGGCTTGGGTTGCGAGAAGTCACCTAAAACATGATTATACTGATTGGTTGGATTTCGAAAGCCTAATCAAATTTGTCAGATCCCGATTATCAGATGATTGGGTAATTACTCTCACAGGAGGAGAACCTCTATATTATCCTAATATTGAATACTTGATTACTGAATTATGTAAAACTAATCAAGTAGTAGTGACAACTAATGCTTCATTGATTAGAAGCAAAACAAAGCTATTAGAAATTGATCGAAATAAATTATTCTTTAGGGTTGGATTTCATCCAGAATTTAGGAACTTAAAGACATTTGAAGAATGTATGCGATTTATTATAGAGAATAAATTCAAATATGTAATTAACTATGTAGCGCACCCAAAATATTATGAAAATTCAAGCGATCTATATCAAAAACACTTAAATTATTTGAACGAAAATGGTTATTTGTATGAGATAACTGCATTTGAAGGTAGATATAATAAAGAAACCTACCCGAAACCGATAATGTTTCGAAGTGAAATAGAAAATACATTATTCAGCGAATTCGATAAATTCTCATTAAGTAGATCAGTCATAGGATCTTCATTCATTATGTCAGAGCCTAATGGCGAAATATATGAATGTCACGGAAAATCTAAGAAACTTGGCGATGTTTATTCAAATACACTCAATCTTGAGAGAGTAATTCATAAAGCATGCTTTTCAGTCACTGGATGTAATGCTTCCAAATCAGCAAATACCTATCTAAGACTACTATTCAACGACAAACTTGAGTGATTTTTTGACCAAAAAAGTCACTAAATATACATGTTAACCACCAGATAAGAGGATCTCAAATGAGTGAAACATATACAAAGACCCTAAACACCGAAGAATACCTAGCGGTTTATAAGCTAGGTGAATATTTCGACGGGAGTGAAGTTGCTAGATTCGTAGCTTCAAAGATCAATGAGAGAATCGCAGAGGGAATTCGAAATGATAGTAAGAAGGAACCTGCCTTTGATGAGAATAAGAAGCCTGTTCTTGATGAAGAAGGTAAGCAAAAGATTAAGGTCACCCCTCCAGAGAGGATGAATATTGTATTCACAAGAGCAGAATTAGACGGTTTCTTCATTGGAGTTAAGGAATCGGTTGCCAAGTCAGAGGTCAAGGCTGGAGATATTCAAATCATAAAGGGAGTATGTAAGTCTCTAGGAATGTCTCGTAGATTCGAATCGTATTCAGACGGAATATTGAGTAAAATCAGTAAAAACACAGATCCTCTAGATGAGGAAATTATCACTGAACCTCTAGATTAATAACAAGACCCTCGAAAGAGGGTCTTTCTTTTTTCCCCCTAAGATCAAATAGAAACCTTAGATAAATAATTCACATGTTGAACCTTAAAGATGTCACCGGAGTAGAATCTTCTCCAATATCAAAAAGCATTCTAGAAAATTCTTTAGGAAATAACAACTTAAAGGATTCTAGAGCATATGCGAACTATGAATTCATACTCAGTAGCTTACAAGATGGGTCGTTTAAGGCTCCTTCCGTCATTTTCGCTTCAGGTAACGGGACATTCTATCCAAAAAATACTGCATATCAAGGAGAATTCTACTCAGCCAATATACTAGCTCGCGAGGGATATACCAATAGCTGGATGACTTCTTATGGAATAGACGAGAATTACAATTTATCTTATTATGATGGATCTACATTATTCAAATCATTAAGCATTAATCCAGCTACAGGTAGAGGTAAAATTCGCTCTATTGAAGTTAGAAATGGAAATCTACCCGGACAGGCTGGTTTCGTGCAATTCCTTCTTGGATATAATGAAAGCGCATCTACTAATAATGTCGGAAAGTATAGACATAACTTTAGAACTCGTCATTCTACATTATCTAATAGCGAAAATGCAATCGATCTTTACTTATGGGATTATATCAATGATTCAGAAAACGATGTAGGTTCAAGAAGAGTTTTTAGCCTATATGGGACAGGTAGCGTTGAAATTGTGAGCGGAACCCAAATATTTGGACCTCTTAACATAGTAATAGAAACTGAAGAAGAATTAGACAATGAACAATCAACTCTCGCGATCCCAGGAAAAGGCGTAATATACTACAACGAAAGTAAAAATAGATTTAGGTATTCAGAAAACGGTAATGCATTTAAGTATTTCGGTACAGGTAATGGAGGTTCTAATTTTGAAAGCGCACCTTTGGTGAATTGTTCAACCTTTAGAGATTTAAGTTCTGATATAGCTAATCCGCATGCAATAGGGGCTTATTTCTTTGCAAAAGATCCTATTGAGATCAAGGCAGTATGCACCGTAATACAGCTTCTAGATTCAATGAATATATCTGAAATACAATTTGCTATTTACAAACCAAACCTATACATTCAAGCTGGCAATGATATTGCGATGATCGGTAGTACAAACAATAGAGTCATGGATTTAATTGATAGTGGAGAAATACATATAATTAATGCCCGTAACGTGTACAGTGTAGGCGAATTGGAGACTCCTGTAACTGTTCAAGGGTGGTTTTGTGTGGTATTAGCTGCATCACCAAATACAGAATGGCCTTCTATATACGCCACTATGAATATGTCTGAAATGATGTCGATGGCGGATCTTGAGGGTAGGGTCCCTCTCCAATTTATTCGTGATGATATTGTTGTAGATAATGAATCAAACAGATTAGATATGTGGCCTGATACTATTAATTCAATAAATGCAAATGCATCAGGAATGATCAATAAGAACGTGATACCTTACATTAAATTGGAGATAGCATAATGACTAGCCCTTTGCTCCCTAATTCCAGCTACGTACTAAAAACAGGCACCTTTGATGGTTCTCAGGTATTTGAACAACTACCACTAGGAGCAAAAGTTATAGGAACTGACGCAAACGGAAATCCTATAGACGGCTCAGATAATTTACAAACCGATTTGAATTATGTGGCTAATGCGTCATTAGTATACGAAGGAACTCAATTTCAAGATATTAAGTATTATCAAGAACCTGCAATAGGAAGTCCATTTAGAATTCCAGTAGGAACCCCGTTTTATTACTACCAGTATGGATCATATGACCCAATTGATTTATTAGACCCTCCTCTTGTAATTACATATGATTCAAATGGATACATAACATCCCCGGTAGATGTTGGAACAGGAGATTCTTTAATATTTGATGAAAGCCGCAATAGGATAGATCAGAAAGTAATTCATACCGAAATATATTTTAGTTATGCTGATCAATTGGTTAGATGTGATGAGCCTATTAAAGATTCACTTGGAAATCCAACTTCTCCAGATTGGAACGATGATTCGTTAGATACTGACCCTAATCAACTAACTAATGAGATATATGATTACAATGGAGTTCGTGTTGGCAGACGTGAAGTTAGTCTATTAAATGAAGATGCAATTGCTTCAGTAAATGTGGAATTTAATATAGACGATACTTGGGAAGAAGGCGACATTAAACAATTCTACTTTAGATCCTTGATGATGCCTATTAAAATGAATTCATCTGTTTATTATGGAATTAATGCCGACTTAAAAAAAGTTCAAGGCAGAGTGATTCTAACTGTAGAAACTGAAGAGGGTATTGGGTTCATTTATCTGCATAGCTATGCAGATAATCATGTAATTGAAGACGAATCATCAATTGTTCGTACAGATAGGGCATACACCATTAGAGTTGACCTTCGTAGAACTAATGACACATTGGTTCTGGTTTCGTGTGAATATAGAATTCCTTTCTATTACGAAGACACTATTAATTCCATTTACAAACAAGGTGAATTTACATTTAGAACATGTAATTACAAAACATTAGCAGGAACAGAAAGTGGAGTAGCGTCATCTAGTAAAATATTCTACCCTTCTACTAAAAAAGCATACAACAAAGTAACAATAAACATTGGATCTGATTGGTCACCTTCTCTTGTAGGATCAAGCAATTGCTGGGCATACTATAATCTAGCAAAATTAGATGAAAGTGGAGATTCTGAAGTTCATTTATGTATTAAGACATTCACTAATATTACCGACGCAACTGATCTCCCACAATAACAACTAAATAGGTAATGACATGAACATTTCCAAATATTACAAAATGGATCCTACAGATTCTACATCTGTAAGACTTGAACGATTTCCTTCAAATGCAGTTGCACTAAAAACTGATGCAGATGGAAATATTTCTGATGCAGGTCAAGATGTTTATAAAGTCAAAATTAATGCTACAGACGATAATCCTGATTTTCTCGAAGCTAAAATTTCAGACGTAAATGATATACAATTCAAAGCTAATTCAGATAATGATAAAATAGATTCTGTAGTCTACCAGTTAACTGGCTTGGGCGCAATGCTAAATTCAGTAAAAGGAGTAGGATTTGATTTTGAACAAGGTCCGTTTCCGCCTCCTTCCTCTGGTGGGCGCGGTATTGCATTCGGTCGCCGTTATATAAATGGAGTTGAAGTTGATGCATGGGTAGCGCAGGGTAATAATGGTAAATTATACTGGACCGACAATAGAGACGCAACTAGATGGAAAAACATCATAGAAGATGATTCATTATATACTACTTACCCTTCGGCTAGATCTACTTATGGTTGGAGTTGTATCCAATTCGTATACGTAGGAGGAACACATAATTGCTATTGCTGGTTAATGGGATCTGGAGATACGGCTCGAACTTTCTATTACGTTGAACATAAGGCTGAGAATTATAACGCAAATGGTACATTTAAGACCACTGCTATCTCAACAGCAACATATGCTGATGGATTGGGTCCTTATTCAGTAATAGATATTATGCAAGTGGACGCTACTGGCGGAATATTATGGGCCGGAGATGATACTCGTATTGGATATACTACTGATCTTGCAACATTTCAAGTAGCTTTAACAGCCGATCATAATATTGGGGGTATGGGATTTGATGGTGATAATACAGTTAGAGTAATTGAACGAGATTATGGTGTAATCTGGAAAAGTACCTCATATGGTAACCCCGGAACATTTAGCAAAGTAACTTCGATGTATGTAGATGACGTGGAAACTTCTCATTTCCCCGTACCTAATTCAGCTCAATGGGGTTCAATGTTCAGCATGTATGGACAATGGCTCTCAATTAATTTCCACTACGTTTCAGGTGGAATTGGATTTATATGGTCTGATGATGGAGAATATTGGTATACATCAAACGACGAAGCTACTCAATTCTACGATGCTAATAATGATGGTTTAAGATGGTTTGCAACAAATGCTAAATATGCCTCTGGCATTCCAATATATCAACTAATTGTGTCTGTGATACCAGCACACCGAAGAATGTGCCTTGAAAAAGGTGCAGTTATAGATGGAACTACTATTCTAAGAAATCTACCAGACGCTCAATTACTTGGTACCGATAGCAAAGGTAGAATCGTTGAAAAGACAGTAGATCTTACAAGTAGAGGGAAATATGTCCCTACTATGGATGTGGCAAGCGCAATATCGGTAATGATTCCCGGATTAGTTGGTGCAAGAAATGAAATATGTGTTGGTTTTATACCTAGAGTTGACACAAAGATCAGTGATATTACAATGTTTAGTTGTGCAATTAGTCAAGGTGGAACGGGATCTATCATATTAACACTTAGAGATTCATTATATCGTAAAATAGCAGCTTCGGATCCAATAGTAGATCCTACAGGAAATACTTTATTGGCCTCTCAATTAGATGAATTAGAAGATCCCATCACACATGCAACTATTACTGAGTATGACTTAATTTCTGGTCAAATATATTATCTAGGTATAAATTATTCAATAAATGGTGCCGCTTATTTGGGTGCAGTGGCAACTCAAAACATGGCAACAAGCCCATTTAGTTCTCAAAAGTTTGATAATCTAAATTCAGCACCTGACACTTTAGGTGGGGGATCCGAGACACTTCTACGCCCCTACATTGCAATAACTTCGGAGTAAAGAATGAAACTAATAAACATTGAATCTTCAGCTACAGTAACCCCTGCAACATTACTCGCATATTGCGATACTTCTGCTACTGTATTAGATCTATATACTGGATCTTACTGGAACTACGATACTGATAGTAGTACATGGTATATTGATATTGGCGGGGCCTCTAAACTAGGCATCCCAGAATTTAACGATTATGTATTAGCAAAGCCAGCAGGAGCGTTTACATGGATTCCGAAAGACGGTGCTTCAGGTGTTGTTGAGACATTATTGCCTGACCTAGAAATAAATGGAGTAGGTGGATATGTAGTCGCTCCTGCATTAACCATACAAGCATTTGACAATGCCAATTTCATAGGAAATCCAATAAGATACGAAACGGTATCAACTCAATTAGAGGTACCAGATGGAGGTGCCGCTTATTATGTTGCATTTAATTCTATAAATGGAGTATATATCACGGACGATAAACTGTCCATGAACATGAGCAATGTAATCCCGCTATATACTGTCAGTAGAATTGGAACTAAAATTCACTCAGTTGGATTTGATAATTATGGATTGGGTCTTGCTCAGAAGAATGCTAGAGCCGCACTCTCAATTAATCCATATAATAGAAGTTCGGAAGGTGGACTAATTTTATCCGAAGATGGATCTCGCCATATTAAAATAACTCCTGCTAGGGTCTTTAGAGGCGCAATGCCTATTAGTGTTCTTGACTATAACTCAGCTACTGCAGGGCATATATTAACTCGTGCATACCATGTAGCTGGTGTTTGGACATATGATTCAACATCAAGTACATATGATGTTACCAACTATGACAATGGAACAAATCTTGTAAATCTAGATGCACCTAGTTTAGACTGGAAAGTTATATGGGTTTTCCGTTCCATTGGAGATGACACTGAAGTCTTTTATGTCGATGGTCCTTCGGCATATGCAGATAGCGCATCGGCTTCGGCAGCTAAAGTTCCTTCAATTCCTCCAGTGATGCAGTGGCATTGCATGTTGGTTGGTAGAATAATAGTGGGGATAAATGCATCTTCGGGTACTGTCCAAAGTGCATTTGATCAGCAATTTTCAGCCACATCTGTAACCGATCACTCCAATCTTTCTGGATTACAGGGTAGTGGTGTTGCTGGAGAATATTATCATTTAAGTTCTGCTGAACGTACAACTGCTCTAGATAAAGCTCACTCTAGTTTAACAGGAAAAAATAGTGAAGCAGATATTAAACATGTAAATGATGCTGACCTAGCTAATATACAAAAACTCCCAACAATCTATTCATCGTTGAAAGACCCATCTGGATGGGATGATTGCGAAAATATAATAGTTACATATGACGGATCTACTAGACGAGTAACGCTATCAAGGGTATCTGGAAATTTGAAATATTGGTGGAATGGGAACCTAGTTGATTTAGGTTCTAATAGCTACACTTTCACTTCGGCACACGCCGATGCTGTAGGTGTCTATTATCTATATACTACTGATGGTATTAATTTCGCGTGGAGTTCTGTCTCTTGGAACTTTGATGATGTGCAGGTTGCCTCTGTCGATTATATATCTGCAACTAAATATATGGCTTCGCGTGAATGTCATGGTCTTATGCCATGGACTGCTCATAGAGATTCACATTTAAGCACTGGAACTGTTCGTAATGCATCAACTCCTACCGGAGGAACGGTCAATGGATATACATTATCCTCGTCAGTAGAAGCCAATCGACGCCCCGGAGCTACTGAAGTATCTCTATTAGATGAAGATTTAGTAACACAAGTAAATGCCCTTACTGATGGGGGTCCTTATTCACATTTCTATTTAACATCTCAAGCTGCACTTGATTATAGCGATTCTATGTTAGAAATAGTGCATATGAATGGCACCGCACCTCAATATCAATCACCAACAACAGCAGCTTGGAATAATATTTCAAACAACAAATATGCTAATGTTTATCTAATTGCCGTACCTGCTACTGCAGATTCTATTGCACAAGGGTATAGATGGATGTGGTTGCAACCACAGGCTGAATTCAGTACTCTGGCAGATGCAAAACTTGAAGGTATATCATCTATTAATCTAGCAGATCTTAGGACTAGATTTACAGAATTCGTATTCTGCGCTAGAGTCACTATAAAACAGGATACTCTTGGATATTATTCAATAGAAAATGTCACTCAATTATATGGATCGTTACAATCTCAGTTAATAGGAGCAAGCGCGTCGTCTTCTGTTCCAGTCGTAGTGTATGACGCCGTAGTTAATACCGAATCTGAATTAATTGCAGCACTACAATCTGCAATAGTTCAAAGCATATTCGTTAGATCAAACACTCCTATTACTTTGGCAACAAATGTAACTGTTGGATGCTCTAAGAGAATATACGGAAGTTCCTTTACAATAGGAGCCTGTACGATAACCCATGCTGCATATCCAATATACTTCCACAATATCTCAGTAGTAATTTCAGGCGATGCTGTATTCTCAAATACTGCAGGAGGTATTCTATACTTTGGTAGAATAATTGGAACTGGATCAATAACAACATCAGTGAATGGATACTATGAAACAATTGCTTCTACTGTTACAATAGCTTCTTCCTCTCCAACTCTCATACAAAGTTACTGGAATAATACTTACGGAACATATGATGCTGTAGTGTTCACTAATATTGATTTGCGAATAGCTCTAGAATCCACTACAATTCAAACAATATATGTAGCAAAACCAGCTACATTAGGTTCTAATTTGACTTATGGTGGCCCTAAGAAAATATATGGACAAGACATATACTATGTAAATAATATAACTTTCACAAATTCCACTTATTTAATTGAATATTTCAATTCAAGTGTAACCATTAATGGTACTTTCACCATGTCAAATAGTGGTGCAGGTAGTGTATATTTCAGAAAACTAGTGTATGGAAGTGGAACTCCACTCATTTCAAGTTCAGTGGCTTCATATTATGAAAATTGCGTAGACGGCGCAACCACCATGCTTTCTACCAATATGTTCCAGAAATTTTGGTATAATAGCTTTGACAGTTCTATGTATGACGCTGTGGTATGTACTGAAGTAGACTTAAGGGCTGCTCTTGTGTCATCGACTGTTCAATCAATTTATGTCAGATTAACGAAAGCAAATGCTAATATTGTCTTGGGTTCGGGTGGAGATGAAACTATTACTCTGGGTGCAGCTAAGAGAATATATGGACAGCCTTTTAGTATTGGCACTGGAGGATCAAGTCCATCAAACACAATAACACTTGCACTAGGAAGTAATTCGATTAAAATTCGAGTTGATCGATTGGACGTTTGGGGTAAATTAACATTTACTGGTACTGGTACTGCATATGTTAAAAAGATAAATGCCCAATCCACGAATAATCTAGTTACTGGAGTTTCTGGTAAATTACTAGTCGAAAATATAGACAAACCAACTGCATTTACTAATGTAAGAATAACATTATGGGACAACCCATTAAGGATGAACGGATCGACAGGAATTGCAGATAATCAATATCTTAAATATGTAGCTTCGTCCGGTGAATGGGTTCCAATAACTATTACAGGTCCATCAGACTACCCTCTAATTAAGGGTGTCGATACAATGTTATTTGCTAGTTCAACTACATCTGTTGCAATTAGTAGAAATGGCGGGCAGTATGTTGCGCATCTTACTAAATTTATTCCTAATGGAGACTTGAGCCTATCCACTACCACTAAAGTACAATATTACGTAACTCAAGCATCAGCAACACCTCCGACTGGCTGGTTTATTGCGATATATGAAGATACTACTAATTATGCAAGTTCTCCAGATCCTACATTAACTCTTAGGGCATATAGTAATAAGAGCACTTCAACAATATCGTCTACAATCGATTATGTTGAATCTACCCTAGCTAATATCGTATCGGGAATAACTGGATTAAGTGCATCTAAGAACTATTTTATTGGATTGATCTGGAAATCGCCCACTGATTTTAATTTGCTTGGAGTAGCAGGAACAAATCTAAATCCAACATATAAAACCCGTGGACCTGCAGTATATGTTGATAACTTGGCCGCTGATTTGTCAACACCTCCTACCTCGATAGTAAATAGTTCAAAGTCTATCAGTGAAGCTACTAATAGACATTATTTTAGAGTTTACAACCCATAAGGAAATCAGCAAATGATAAAACCAATATATTCAACAATATACAGCTTAACAAGGGACGGTGTGACTGAAGTCATTTTCTTGAATTCAGTAGCCCTCGCTAATATCGGATACGATACTATTCGAGCAGTTGAACTTGGAGATATTATAGTTAAGGATTGTTTAGGTAATATAATTCAACCAAATATAGCTGCTAGTATACTAAATGAACTTACTTCACTTGCTAGTGAATTCATAAAACAAGTTAATAGTGAATCATTAAATGACGCATATCTAAGATTCACCATTCAGTGCAATTGGAATATTAGTTCTGGATTGCTAATGATCTCTATAGTTAGATCACATATGTTACATGTTGGTCTAAGCCAATATGGGTTAAATTCTATCCAAATGTCGGCAAAGCTCAGTTCGTTAATTGGATTAATGCAGGTAGGGATGTTTTCTGAAAGCATAGTGGTTCTGAATTCATTAGAAAGAGATGGATTCCTTACCGAAGAAAGAATTCAGCAATATACTGCAATGTTAATGAGTGCAAATGCAATAGATGATTAAAAAAACGATCACATTAAAGCAATTGCCTATAGAGCTTTTTTCAGAATACTCTAAACATGGTACTATTGAATTTAAGACTCATTCAAGCAGAATTATTATTACTGCCATGAGAACAAAATCAAACGTAGCTGACATAAATGGTTCACTGTATTTTTTTGGAAATACATATAATCAAATAAACCCTTACAAGACAGTCAAAAATTATAATGATTTAGTGTATTTCTGTAATCAATTAGCTCATTCAATGGACGAATTGATAAAAGGTCACCTAACTGATGTAACATATTTAAGCGTCTCTGATATTATGAATAGGGGTAAAATTGCTGAGAAGCTACTAACCTCAAAAGACGCTGTATATCCTGACTACACTGTTGAATTGTACGATAAAGATGAATTCGAAATTACTATCGACGAAAACCGTGGTATGATATGGACTGAAGAAGAACTAATGATTAATAGAGTTGGTAGTTTTGAACTATATAAACTATTCAATGCTGAGTATTTGAATTCACTGTATATCGTAAAGATGGCACATAATCGAGATTTGGACATCGGTGGTATAATGAATCTATTACCTCAAGTTGAAATGAAGAAAGCAATAGACGTTGTCACCATGTTTGACTCTAAAATGTACGTTACCGTATGCCTACACGTTCCCGAGGGGTTGATACCTGAGATATTTGGCTATAAATTAAAAAAGCGAACCACTAAAGTTCGCATTGAAGATCTAACAATTCAGTATATCTCAAAGTCTGTTTAATTCTTCCATCTGCTCAAAGATAATTCCCAATGTCTTCGAGTCATGGAGATGAGATTCCATCAACTTATTGTATTCAATGCCCAATTCTTTTCGGTTATTGCCCCTGAATTCATCATTATATTTTACTAGTTCGCCATTTAGCTTGAGATATTCGTCTATGAGTGTAATTATAAGTGGATTGGGGTTGATTCTTGGCCTTACTTGCTTGACCCTAGTGTAGGCACCTTCAATCGTCTCCCCCGCCCCTAGCAGGCTTCCTATCGCCATGGCGGGGGATCTGGATAGACCTAGCTGGCAATGCACCAAGAGGTTCTGTCCAGCCTTGATAGCACTTGCACCAAATGTTATACCCTTCACGATTTCTTCCATATTAGGTGCATCTTCTAAGTTAGGTCGAGATACATCATCCATATTCAATCGCATCCAATTATTAGGATCTTTCCAATAGGTAGGATTCAAATCTATCACAGATTGAGTAAATCCATACATTTTATCATATAATTCATATTTGGATAGGCAAGATAACAGTTTCTTAATTTGGTACTGCTCTATGAAAGACGGTACTTCTGTCACCCCGCATATCCGCACTTCGGACATTATATGAACCTCGAACTGAACTTCTCTAAAATCACCTTAATCTTAGGTGCAGCTTGCCTTGTTGCATCGTCTGGACACCAATAATCAAGATCGCCTTCGGATAGAAGTTGAATTGCTTCATTTAGGACACGGCATGCCTTATTTCTAGCGGCAGAAACAGAATCCAAGTCCTGATTGAATACGTCAGCGCCTTCAAGACCCTGATTGCCAATCTTTTCAGCCAATTCAACTATAGATTTACCAGCTAAAGCCTTTTCCTTATGCTTATCCAGAAATTCTTGGTTGATTTCGACGGGAGGTTTTCTATCTCTTAACGCCCTATTATATGTTGGGGCGCTGTTTGGGGCGTGTCTAAGAACGCCTTCGTCGTCAGACATAGGAGCAGATGCTCCAATTGCTTCTGACATTGCTATTATATCAAGTGCTTTACTGGCCATGGTCTTATTTATCCTTTTACAGTTATTTCTCTTACAGAGGTAAGGTAAATACCCGAAACCTGAGCATTCTTAAAACAGGCAACGAATATTCGTTGTCCATTTGTCTCTTTGCTCAATGCGGCAAACTTCACTGCATGATCTGCAATGTGAGCCGTTTCTTGAGTAATTATGAGTTTGTTGAGTATTGCAGGATTTTTTAACCCATTGTGTTTACACCATGAGCGTATACACCACAACGGAGTAACTCCTGCAACCAGTACAGGAGTTTCCATTTATCTATCCCATTTACTCAATGGACAAACCGCTTTATCGAAAGTAACTTTCTTTCTCAATTCAGAATCAGGCCAAAATCGAGTCTTAGGGCATCCACATTTCTTGCAATAGTAATATGGATTCTCTACTGGGTTACCTGCGGCATCTAGGTTACCTGAGGAATTTCTTCTCTCAGTCAACATCCATTCGCAAGAAAAACATTTAGCAAGCCGCTGCATCTGAATGTCTGGTAAAGATTCTCCACCAAACTTAGCTTCTAGATAAGAAACGGCCTTTCTCATTCCATCCAAGATCATTTATAGAATCCCTCTTGCTTCCATTTATCTAATTTCTCTTGACTAATAAATTTCTCTTGAATATATATTTGCGCATCTACTTCACTACAATTAAGTCTTAGCATTACAATTTGAATATCTTCGTCTTGCCATAGTTTAGTTACTTTTCCGTTTTTCACGTACTTATAATTAAACCTTTTGATTCTTCTTAGTAGGTTGGCAGTAATCATTGCCCTAACAGGTTCTGGGACAGATGACCACTCATATGAATTGATATATTCGAATACCCTAGATCCAAACATCTGAGGATTACTAGATAACGTGCGATTAGTTAGAAAAGTGTTGTACCCTTCATAATCGTCTGACCCGTTCAGTACGTTGGAAACGAATTCCCAAGGTGCTACTGAGGCCATGCAATAACCTCAACTGCTGATTCAACAGCATTCTTCACATCACGCTTCTTTGCGTAATGAGGTTCTAACTTAATAGGTGCCTCTTCATAATTGTTTATGTTTATTTCCTTGGCTTTTCCAATGCGCTTGACGAAATATCCCCAAGCAATCTTGCCGTCTCTGGTTTCTTTTGGAAAAATTGCAGCTACTTCTTCATCATTTACCATGTATCGATATGTTGCGATCTCATGTGTGATTTTTGACCATCTTCCGACCTTCTTAGGGGCCTTTTCCTTTGCCATCTTCATTATAGCCCTCCGAGAATTTTTTGAAGCTGTGCTAATTTCTTTTCAGCTACTTCTCTACGCTCGATTTCTTCTTGGCATCGAGCTTCAACTACTTGATTGATTATTTCGTGAATCTCTCTCAGATAGACAGGTATATTGTCTGGAGTTAATTCCCCATCCTTATATTTGTCCTTCTTCGAAGGCTTAGGTTCTTCATTGACAGGTTTAGCCCTTTGTTTCCGTTCTTTCTTGGGCAGGGGGGTCTGCTGTACTTGAGGAGGACCAAACTGTTGCATTCCTAGCGGCGGTGCAGTCTTGCTACTTTCTATGCCACTCTGAGGGGAATTTATTAGTCTCGCTATAATAGTTCGGATCCCTTCAAACCACTGTGGCACATCTAGTCCCTCTTCTTCTAATTCATTTCCCCTATCCATTAAATGATCTTCAACCTTGAGAAGATCGTCTCTAGTGAGATCAACCCCGCTTATGATTGATCTCAATATGTAACTAATCGAAGCAATATCTTCATGATCCAAAAATCGCTGTAGAAATGCTACTTCGTTAGGATGTAGGGTTTGCGCCATTGTTGACCTCTGTAGTCTATTTTAACAGAGAAGCCATCGTTCGATGGCCTCTGATTAGAAGTAATTGCCTGCCCTTTGCTGATCCTTAGGAATCAGATCACTATGTTCGACCAAGTCAACCGTTTCATCAAATACGTGAAGAATTTGATCATATGACATCGAATCATAGTAAGTAATATCTCCGGGGAAACTAATCTTAACCGCATTATATGGGTTATATAGAATAACTTCTCCAACCTTAATGCCGGGATCTCTCTCAATACCCGCAATATTAGGAATTGGATCACCGACTGCAACTATGATTCCCTTTACAAATCGTCCATCAGAACTCATGTTGCCAGATAAGATTAACTGACCCTTCTTCTCATGTTCGATTCGCTGTACTAAAACTCTGTTTCCAAAAGGGCGACCTAGTTTCTTTTCTTCAGACATCAATATCTCCTTCGGCTATTACTCCGTCTGAAGATATTGTAACAAATCTTCCTTATGTGGAGAAAAAGTAATATTCTTTCGGAGGCGTTTAATGCCACGTTCATGAATACGATATAGCTTTTTCCGGTGAATCTGAGTCTCTTGCGAAATTTCTTCGAACGTCATTATTTCTTTAGTAAATCCACACCTGAGTCTAATGACCATGGATTCATCTTCAGGAATATCATTCAAAAGAGCTTCAATCGCTATCGCAACTTTCTTGGATTCCAAATTTTCTTCAGAGTCACTAAATGTTGTTTGTATGATACTATCACCAAATGTAGATTGACT